ACAAAGTCGTTTTTGCCACCGGTTAGGGTCCACGCTTTGGTCGAGTTCCAGGGGCAAGAAACCACAACAGAGCCGTACGGCTTGGATAAGATGACAAAACTCACAGTTCACTTTCACAAGCGAAGATTGACAGAAGACCAAGATTTATTTGTTCGAGAAGGGGACTTTGTTTTGTATGGCGAGGCTTTTTATGAGATTGTGCAGTTAAAAGAAGCAAAAGAGCTGTTTGGGCAAGTTGATCGTAGAATCGAGATATCCGCACAATGCATTAGAGCGAGAGAGGGGTTGTTTGATGGCACGTAAAAAAGATTCAGATGTTCAAGAGCTTGAAAGAGAGGTGCCCCGTTATAAATCCGATCTTGAAGATATTGACATGGCCGTTTTTAACTTTCTTGACAGAAAGCTTGACATTCAAACGTCCACAAACAAGGGTTTTCGTAAGATTCCAGTGATTTGGGCCGGCGCCGAGCGGTCACAAAATGTAAAAAGAGAAGATATTCTTCGTGATAAAAAAGGCAATGTTATATACCCTATTATTGTTGTTGAACGAGGTAATATTAATAAGGATTTGCAGAAAAAAGCGTTTCCATTTGCTGCTGTTGATCCGTCCGGAGATCTCCGCGGTGGGTTTATGGAGATTAATAGAGTTATCAAACAAGACAAGACTTCAAACTTTAAAAACGCTGATGCATTTCGAAGAATGAGTGATGAAAATCATCCTATATATAGAGGCAAGAAAAACACCAAAATTGTTTATGAGACCCTCACTATACCCATACCTGTTTATGTTGAGATTGACTACAAAATAACACTCAGATCAGAGTACCAGCAGCAAATGAATGACATGCTAACGCCCATTATTCGCGTGACTCATGGCCACAAAAGAGTTATGATTACACATAATAGAAATATGTATGAAGCATTTATAGAGGACAATTACAATACAGCTAACAATATATCTGCATATCAAACTGATGAAAAAAAGTATGAATCAAATATAAATATAAAAGTTTTGGGCTATTTGATTGGAGACGGCAAAAATCAAAAGCAGCCAATGATTGCGAGAAGGGAGAATCCCGCGCAAATAAGGTTTTTGCGAGAGAGAGTTTTTGTTGGTGACATCGATGATGTATTTTAGAATTTAAAGGATTTTGAATTCAGGCTGTACTATTTATTTAAGAAAAAGTTCTTAAGAACTAGCCTATTTAACGGTTAAGGGAGTTAACAAAATGTCAGTTGATAAATTTAAATTTATTTCACCAGGAGTATTTATTCACGAGATTGATGAATCGACTATTCCACAGGCGGCGCCCCGCTCAGGTCCGATTTTGCTTGGACGATTTAAGAAGGGGCCATCGAACAGGCCCATAGTGGTTAATTCATACAATGATATGGTTTCTTACTTCGGGACACCAGCGCCCGGGAATGCTACTGGCGATATTTGGCGCTTAGGGGCTATGACTGCTCCGACCTATGCGGCATATGCTGCGCAAGCCTGGCTGAGAAATAACACTCCCTGTACAATTGTTAGGATGCTTGGTGTAGAAAATACTAATGCAGTGGGCTATGCTGCTGAACCTACCTCTCTTGCAGGCTGGCGTACGACCAATGCGGTAGCTGAAGCGGCGGACAACGTTGGCGGGGCCTATGGCTTGTTTGTCATGCCCGACCCTGACTCTACCACCCACGGCGCACAAGCTTCGTCTGTTTCGATTCTAATCGACCCAGATGGTAATATGAATGCCGCCGCTGCCGCACTTGCCGGGCATATTTTGCTGGGCGCCCCTGACCACGTAACGGGCGGTATTGCCAACGGCGGTGTTAACGCAGACCCCGCCGAGGCGAATTGTTTGTCATTCGTTTTCAAAGAACTCGCCGACGTCGCCGGCGCGGGCGCCAATACCGTAAATGTATCAGTCGGCGCCGCAGCAGATGCGGATCCGAATACCGGCATGACTAACTTCGTGGCGCTTATCAACGGCACGCTTGGAGATACATTGTTTAATGATGGAGGTACTGACGCAACTCATGCCTCGTTGGCGGCCATCCAGGCGGCATACTCAGCTTCGTGGACTGTTACTAACGCGACGTCGGGCGTTTTAACCCTTACCACAACAGCCGGAGGCGCATCCGCGAACAACCATATCGCTTTTTTCGACGCGGCGATATTGCCAGCCGCGGCCGACACAATTACGTTTGGTACCACTACGAGTCCAGTCGATGATTCTGATGCTTGGATTTCTGGAATTACAGCATCTTTTCCAGCTGCAGTGACAGGTACTCTCGGGGCGGTGTGGTATATTGAGGACGGCTGGGCTGAATTGTCGGGAAATCTTCGTCTAACAAAGGCTGGGGTTCAAACGAGCACCAGCACGTCAGCGGCTTTGATTAGGGGCACAGATCGAACTTTTACGGTTCGAATCGTATCTGGTACAACCCACGCCGCCGCCGCCTCCACTGAGCTATCTTCAGCTAAATTTAACTTTACTCCAACGTCAGATAAGTTCATTCGTAAGGTATATAATACGGATCCCACTGCAACCAATTCGGATCTGATCGACACTAGTGCCGGCGGCGTTTTGGAAAAATATTGGCTTGGCGAGACGTTTGAATATAGTATCGCTAATGAGATGAAAACAACGCCTTCAACCGCTTCGGTTGGAGATGGACAGCAAGTTAGCGCTTCTGCCACGGGAGAATTCTTGGGCATGATGCTTGCCCTTCAAGAAGGCAGCGGCCTGGGGGTTAGTTGGAGTGACCACAACGTTGCTTCGGCGCCCGCAAGTACTGGTTGGTTTTTCTCAAACGATATTCGCGGGACGACCACTGGTTCTTTCGATCCGACGAACGAGGCGCATGTTTCGAAATTGTTCAAATTTGTTGCCTTAGATAATGGCGAGAATGTCAACAGGGAAGTTAAGGTTTCGATTGTTGACATTAAAGCGCCATCAAATCAATTTATTGAATATGGAACATTTAGTGTTCTTTTTCGTGATGCGAAAGATACCGATGCCAATCCTATAATTCTTGAGCGCTATTCCAACCTTTCCTTAGATACGACTGCCGCGAATTATATTTCTCGGGTGATTGGCGATAAACAATATCTCTGGGATGATGTAGCTAAGACTGTTAGGCAGTTTGGTACATATAATAATGCCTCCAAGTGGCTCCGCGTTAGCGTTAGTCCATTGGTTGAGGCTGGTAACGCCGATGGCTTACTGCCGTATGGTGTATATGGCCCGGTCACGATGAAAGGCTTTCAGATCCAGGGAGGCGCCGGCACCCTTACAGGCATTGCCACCTCTGCTATCAAAGACGACGCAGGCGAAGACCTAGTTAGCGGTTCTTGGGTTCTTGGCGCTGAGGGAATTGCCACCGGCTCTATTGATGGTACCGACATTTCCGCCACCAATCCCATCGCCCTGGTTGGCGATGGCACTGACGAGATTGCATGGGATGCAGGCGCCGCAGCAATTACTGCTTCAATTGTTTATCCTAAGTCTAGAATTCGGGATAAGGGCACTGATGGTGGGTTAACCCTACAGACACAGGCATATTTTGGATATCAGTCTAACCGTAAGGGCACTAGAATATATAATGCGGAGAATTATGATCACTTCCGTGGACAGCCAAAGAGCATGGTCGTGGATTCTGTAACCACTGGAGAAACCGACTATTCATGGATCTTTACTTTGGATGATCTGGTTATTGACAGTAGCGGAAGTGCAGTGCATGTCACTGGCTCGCGCGCGGCAGCCGCGAACCACCCATCCTGGGCGCTCTCTGACACCAGCGCATCTTTAACCGCGCTGAGTGGATCTGAGGAGATCCTCACTCAGGGTTATAACCGACTTACCAGCCCTGTTTTCGGTGGGCAAGACGGCTTAGATATCAAGGAAAAGGATCCATTCCGGAATAGATATCTCAGTAAAGGCGGATCCGCTACAACCAACTACGCGTGGAACACCATCGAGCGCAATATTGATATGATTGCCGATGCGGAATTTGTTGAGTTTGATGTAGCGTCCGTGCCTGGACTTACCACCGAAACCTTGACAGACAAGCTTATTACAACATGTGAGGCTCGAGCCGACGCTTTGGCTGTTATCGACTTGAATGGAAGTTATGAGCCCCCACATGAGGGTGTTATCGTCCAGGGAGGAGTTAGCACACGAACTGGCTCTGTTGATGATATTGTTGCGAACCTTAAGAACCGTGGCCTTAATTCTAGTTATGGTTGTGCATTCTTCCCGTTTGTACAAATTCGAGATACCGTAAGTGATTCAATCTTGTTTGTACCACCTTCGGTTGTTGCAATTGGTACATTTTCTAGTTCGCAACGTAAGTCTGCTGTGTGGTTCGCCCCTGCTGGCTTTACGCGCGGCGGGTTGTCTGAGGGCTCTGCTGGCCTTCCCGTAATTGGTGTGCGCACCCGAGTTACTGCCGCACAGCGTGACAAGCTGTATGATGCGAATGTTAATCCAATCGCGTCATTTCCAGCCGAGGGTGTTGTGATTTTTGGACAGAAAACGTTGCAGGTCACCCCTTCAGCGCTGGATCGAATCAATGTCCGCCGGTTGCTTATTTACCTCAAAAAGGAAATTTCCAGAATCGCTTCAATGACCTTGTTTGAACAAAACGTTCAGGCAACATGGGATAAGTTCTTGGGACAGGTTAATCCTTTCCTCGAGGGCGTAAAAGCTGGCCTAGGTCTGACTGACTTCAAAGTTGTGCTGGATAAAACGACAACTACGGACGATTTGATTGATAGAAACATTATGTACGCGAAGATCTTCTTGAAACCTGCACGTGCAATTGAATTTATTGCTCTTGACTTTATTATCACAAGAAGCGGAGCATCTTTTGATGATTAAACTAATTAATACTGAGGAGAACAAAACAAATGACATTTTTTACAGACACATCTAAGCTTGGTGGCAACCCTTTTGAACCAAAGCGGAAATTTAGGTGGGTAATTAGTTTTAGCTCCATTGGGACGGACGCCAATTTTATGGCCAAGACAGTTAAAAAACCAGGAATTACGACAACGCCAGAAGAGCACGTGTTCATGAATCACGTTTTTAAGTATCCGACCAAGGTTAAGTGGGAAGATATTGAAGTTACTTTCATTGATTCTTTTCAGGCTAATATGGGCTCTCGTTTTTATAATATTCTCCGCGGCTCAGGCTATCAGCAGCCAGAAACGTTCGGTCAGGCTTTATCGGGTTTTACAAAAGCTCAAATGGTCCAAGCTGTTGGCGAGGTTACCCTTCGTCAGCTAGATGGTGGAAGTGTTGAGTCTAGCTTGCCCGATACCATGAGCGCAGACGTTGATCCGTCCTTTTTGGCTGCCAACATCCGTGAAGAGTGGAAGCTTAAAAATGCACAGATCACCAACATTAAGTTTGGTGAAGGCATGAGTTATTCTGAAAATGGCTTGGTTGAAGTTACTGTTGGCTTAGCGTACGATTATGCAACCTACACTGAACTAAACGTTCCATATGGTGCATAATAGTTAATATTAATATATTACACTATATAATAATATAAACAATACGAGGTTAACATGAGAAATAATGAGAAGCGTCTTGGCGTAAACCAAGGTCAATCTCTACCAGAGGACGCTGCAGCAGCGACCCAAACAGCCCAACAGCCCGCGGCCCCCGGCCTTTCCTTTGTTGTGCCAACAGAGTTTGTGGAGTTGCCTTCTAGTGGGCGATTTTATCCCGAGGATCACCCTCTTCACAATAAAGAGGTTGTCGAGATTAAATATATGACAGCCAAAGAAGAGGATATCCTAACATCTACATCATTGATCAAGCGAGGGCTAGCAATTGAAAGATTGCTTGCCAACATCTTGGTCGATAAGAAAATCGACACTCAGTCTTTATTGGCCGGAGATCGAAATGCTATTTTGGTGGCAGCGCGCGCAAGCGGATATGGCAAGGTATATGAAACCAGCATTGGATGCCCGTCCTGTGGAGACGTCTCAAATCATGTTTTTGATTTAGGCAAGTCAAGCTTGATGCAGCGTTGTTTTGATGAAGAGTTTTTAAAAGAAAAAGAAATTGAATTAAGTGATAATATTTTCTATGTCACATTCCCCAAAACTCAGGTCCGTGTTGGGGTGAAGCTTCTTACTGGCAAAGATGAGGTTTATTTAATGAATGTCAAAAAGAAAAGAAAGTCCAGTGATTCTGAAACGGCAGTGACTGATCAGCTTAGCAGCATGATTGTTTCTTTAAATAATGAAACTGATTCGTGGAATATACGACGCTTTATTGAGGCTTTGCCTATCTCCGATTCACAGTATGTGAGAAATACATATAAACAAATTGTCCCCAATTTAGACCTCACACAGACGTTTAGCTGTATGAGGTGTGGCCATGTGCAGGACATGGAGGTTCCGTTTAATACGGAGTTTTTTTGGCCTAACCAGTGAGTATATGGAAAATGTCTATAATGAGTTTTTCTTATTAAAATATCATGGTGGGTGGAGCTTTATTGAGGCTTATAATTTACCAGTTTCTCTGCGGATATGGTTTTTAAAAAGGCTGCAGCGACAGTTTGATGACGAGGCCGAAGCCCACGAAAAAGCTAGGAATAAGAATTCTTAATTAAAAGAAGGCCAGCCACCGTTTTTCTTTTTGATTTTCTAACTAATTACAGCTAGGGGATATTAGTGTATGGCTGACAATACCACAGAATTTGACCGCCAATTAGAGATTTTAAATCAAATTGCGGATAAGAAAAGAGAGATTAGAGATCTTGACAACGACGAAAGCCGACGTGTTGGCGAGCTGGCAGCCTTGGTGGAGCAGAAGAAGGATCGGCTGCAAGAGCTTTTGGGAGCAAAACGAATTGAGTATGACCTCATGGAGCGCGAGGGTCAACTAGAGACAGCTTCAGCAAAAAACATTGACAAACAAATACAACAGATTGAGTATGTACTGAATAACCAAGAAAAAATTTCTGACACTCTTCGGAAAAGGGTGGATCACATGCAGTCTCAGAACCAATCTTGGGAAAGACAGGGTCAGATAATAGAAAATAACACCGAGAAAGTGCAGCGATTCATGCACACAACAGGGGCTTCCAGCAAAGTTTATGAAGATGCGGCTCAACAAATTTTAGGTAGTTCAGATCAAGCTGTGCAAAGCATGATAAAGGGCTTCGAGGAAGGGTCGTCAAAAATGGAAGGAATGAACCCACATGCGGCCGCATTATTGGGCGATATGGGTGACATGGTCAAAAATGCTGTTAAGAGCATGGGTAGTTCGTTGTCATCAGTCGTTGCCCAGGCCGGCGTCGATATAAAAAATCAGATCACCAGCATTGATACTGATTATAGGGCGATTGTAAAGAAGACTGGCTTTCATTCTGAAGATATGATGCAAATATTTATCAATAATATGACCGGCCGCGCCGACGCCGTGGGGGAAATGGTTGATAATATGGGCAACAAGATAGAGATGCTAGGGGATATCGCGATTGACTCTAAGGATTCTCAAGCCGCCATCGAAGGCATGCGCTCCGGGGCAAACGTTTTTCATGAGACTCTGCGAGATGGTCAAACCGGATTCGCTAACTATATGACAAATTTTGTTGCTGGATTTAAGAAGTTTGGAGTTACGGTGCAAAACTCTACGAAAGCAGTTAATATGGCAAACAAAGCGCTTGGAATGAGCCCCGTTCAGTCAATTGAGTTTATGAAAAGAATCAAGGCTGTTGGATCGTCCATAGGCCAGGACATTAATCAAACGTTTTCAGATATGACTACCATGGCGCCTCAGTTGACGATGTTCGGCGACAAGGTTGTTGATGTGTTTGGTAAGATTGCCGCCCAGGCTCGAGCCGCAGGCATGGAAACCACCACGCTGTTGAAAACTGCAATGAAATTTGATACTTTTGAGGGCGCTGCCAAAGCAGCAGGTCAATTAAATGCTGTATTGGGTCGTACGGCTGTTGATGTCATGGAGTTGGTGCATGCCGATCCGGATAAAAAGATTGATATAATCCGAGAGGCTGTCATAGGCACAGTAGGTAGTTTTGAAGATCTAGATCGTCGCACCAAGCAGGTTATTGCGGGGATTGTGACTGGCGGCGATGTCATGCAGGCGGCACAAATTTTTGGAAATCAAGATCAGTTTGATGCATATGCAGAAGGGCTGGATGCGACTGCTGAGTCTACCAAGTCGCTCGCAGCGCAAGCGCAAGAAGCTGCCAACATTGGTGAAATCACAAAAGCCGTTGCTTCAAATATGAGTGGAGCGCTTAAAATCCTTACTGCTGGAAAACGCAAGTTTACACAGGGAATGTATATTGCAAGTGCCGGCGTCACGGGCCTAGCTCACCGGATCGGCGACGGCATCGCCTATGCTGGCCAAAAACTTGGTGAGTTTCAAGAGAACCTCTCCAGCGGCATAGCCGGCGCCGCAGGCCGACCGGCCCCTCCAAAGATTGAGGGCGCCGAAGCTGCAGCACTCGGCCTTGATCAATTCCAGGGGGCGGCACTGTCCAGACACCAGAAGCAATATCTGCAAAGCCTCGAGGGCGCCTCCGCCTCTGCAGAGAATTTTGGTAAAAATATGGCTGGCGCCTTTGCAGAACCATCAGATGCAATGAAAGGCTTTAATATTGAAGCTGCAGCGCTCGAAGGCGCATTTGAAGGCATGAGCACCCTAGGAGAAGGAACGGTAGAGGAAAGACTTAAGGCCCTTCCTGCCGCCGTCGAGGAGTTTTCCAAGTCTTTGGCCGGCAAGGATGAAGGCTTATTGAGGTTTAGCTCAGGCTTGCTTCAAACGGCAACTTCGGCCGCGGCACTTAAAACTAGCTTGGAATCTGTAGGCGGTACTAATATTTTTGGCGCTTATAATGAAGAATTAAATACGTTTTCTTCTGCGTTGGATATAATGAAACCAAAAGGAGAGTTGGCTTCTTTTCTTGGCGATCTTGATTTGAAAAAGGCTGAGTTTCGCCGGACCCAAATGGCCCACGAAGACGCGACGTCCCCGATTAAATCGGACGCGCCGAACTTTGCTTTCACGCGCACACCAATGGGCGAGATGCAAAAGCTTGAAAATACACTTGCAAGGGCGGTGGATAGTTTCGCCAAGCCTGCAGGTCCGGACACGTCAGAACTATTGTCAAAGCTGATTGTTTTGATGTCTGACTTGAATGGCACCATGAAGAGTGTTGCTGATGCTAAGTTCGCATCCACCGAGGTACCTGAATTCAAACTGACTCTTGATGGCGACGCCTTTGGAAAGGCGGTAGCCGAAGAAATTAAGTACGGAAATAAGATATAATATTATGCCATTTAAAATTCCAGAAGAAATTGGTCTCTTAGGAGAAAGTAAGCTAGGGAATGTCAAGTTTAAAGGAGCTAACGAGCCCCTTGACTCTTCAAGGGAGGCAGAACAAGGGTCTGTTATAGAGTTTATTCCTATACATTATAAAAATACTCCTGTTATTTCTTTTATTGCTTTTTTGGGTGATATAAAAGATGATATTAAACAAACGTTTCAGCCGGAGCAGCCATTTGGACGAACAGATCCAATTCAAATTTGGAAAGCTTCTTCTCGCGTGATTACATTAAATTTTAAGATCCCCTCTTCTGATGAAGAAATGGCGTTGCGCAATATAAATAATTTATCATGGCTAATGGCTTCAAGCTACCCTACATACGAGAAATCACAATGTGCTACTTCAATTGTCGCTACGCCGCTATATCGTGTCAAGTTTGCAAACATAATTGCAAATACCAACAACAGAAATGGCATTTTGTGTGCTATCCCGGGATTTAGTGTTTCACACGAGTTAAAAAACGGTGCCATTCATGTTCACTCGGCGGCGATGAAAAGCCTTGCTGAGGAGGCGGGATTCCCAACACAAGCAAAAGAGATAATTGTTGCAAGGACAATTAGTGTAAGTTGTACGCTGAACGTTTTACACGAGCACTCGCTTGGCTGGGATGTTACTACTGGCGAATGGCGCGGCGGCGGAAAGTCAGGATATCCATATGGTTTTGGCTTGGTTAAAGATGCCGGCGACCCCCAGTCGAAAGGTTCAGGAGGGACAGCCCATTCATCTGATACTGGCGCAGCCACTGCCGGTAATAGTACCAGCACCGATTCGCGCGAAAGTGCAGCTGCAGCTGAAAAAAACCTAGGGGGCTAGGCTTAACAAGGAAATAAAGTTATGCGTTATGTGAAAAATAAAATATTTGAAAATACTGAAGAATCTTATCGCCGTTACTTAAAAAAGCGGGGTATTAAGAAGATTATTCAACACGCCACAACAAAGTTTAGGCACCCTGAATTAAAAGATCTAGAGAATTTTGATAGAATCAATTATATATGGAAAACTGGTGATAGGTATTATAAGCTAGCTGATCAGTATTACGGCGATTCAACAAAATGGTGGGTTATTGCACTCTATAATCAAAAACCCACCGATTGTCACGTTTTAGCAGGAGACATAGTGTACGTACCTCATCCGCTCGAAAGTGTTTTATATTATTTGGGATATTAAGCCTGAGGAGAATGTGAATGCCTAACGATCAAAATGATAATACTGGCGCCGCCGAGACGTCAGACGAGGCGCCTCGCTTAGACGTTGAGGGTGGCCGCGGCGAAGGATCTAAGGTGGCGCGCCAACAGGCCGCCGCGGCCACAACCAAGCGCAACACTGAAAGAAACTTTCAAAACCTCCAACAGTGTCTTCTCTGTGAGAACTTAGAGATGGCTAAAAATTATCACAGACAAAACGATAATCTTTTTAAATATCAAACATTTAGACAAATTGATGGAGAAAGCCATAATATCGTTAGTTCTCTCCGTGGTTTAACGCAAGTGGGGGGTAACCGCTCTCCGCTGGAAGAATTTTTAAACATAAGAACAGCTGTTTTATCGATGTTGCAGCCAAAAATAAGAATATATAAAGTTGAATATCTATCAGTCCATGGAGGGGGCGCGCCCTCTCGGGGTATACCTACCGCACTGCGCATCCCAATTTATAAAGAAATACAGTTTTCTGATAATTTTGGTGAAGAAGTAGCTCCTTCTGCTGTAGAATATATGAAGTATGAAACGCAGCGGCCAAATTGGCGAAATGTTGGACTAAAACACTTTACTTTTAATCAGATCGGTCGTTCGTTTGGTGCTATCGAGCACAATATTCGATGCCAAATACAGATACACGCTAAAGGCATAAAGGATCTTTTTGCCGCAGCAAAACCGGGAGGAAATCCGAAGGTTGATCCGCGTTATGTAGATTTATTATTATTTCCTGGGAAAGCAAACCTAGAAAGTGGAGGTACAACCGTATCTAATCCCAAGCACTATGAAATCAAAGCTTTTATTGGCTATAGCAAGCCATCTTCGTCGATGATTAAAAATATTGCACTTTCAGGATCTGAAATGAAGTTTTTAAAAGAAATTGAAAGATTTAACTTTATGGTTACCTTGTCCTTGCATAATTATGATTTTAATATTGCTGACACTGGTGAGACAGTCATGACCGTTGATTATTGGGGAAGAATAGGTACGGCAACAGATGTTGGAACAAATGTGTTTGATAGTTCGATAGTTGTAAAGGAGGGTAGTGGCACTAAAATTGTTGCAAAACACCAACCCAGTTTATCATACGCTAGCGTATCGAGCTTGAAAATGTTGCTTGGTAAAATTATAAAGACAAAGAAAAACCCATCTCTAGCTAAAATGCCAATGGAAGACCTTGGGCGGCTCTTACTAGAGGACAAACTATTTCGAGATTTATATAAAAAAGGTTTCGGTAAAACTATAAAAGTTCCTTTTGGAGATAGCGATGTTGCTAATGTTCTTGATATAATACTGGCAAAAGACGGCTCGAAGACTCTTAATGCCCTTCTTAAACGAGCTGGAGCGGGACTTAAAAATGAAGTTTATAAGTCTTTTATGCTGCAGTTGCTGGATGGCAGCAATACTGAGGAGGAGGATGATACGCGCTTATTTGCTATTAGTGTAAATAAGGAAAATCTTGATGGGGCTTTGGGAATAATGAATTCTGGCGTTGCGGTGGAAAAAGATAGCTCCAAAGCGGCCAAGAAGGCAAGGCATGAAGAAATAAAAAGAGAGACCTCCAACGCAATTGGCCTAGCATCACAAACCGTTCGTATTGGTCGACCCAGAGATATATCAGGCATCAAACAGTCTGTCGACGCTATTGAGGGCCAAGCGCAGGAAAATGTTAGTAATTCCGGCTCAGAGTCAGACGCACAGCAAGGCATACAGGCCCTAGGTCCCGCGGCGAAAGCGTCCTTGATTACTGGTAAAACTAAAGGTGATCGGTATGAGTTTTATTTTTTGTATGTTGGTGATATTATTGAGTTAGCTGCTAAAAATTGTGGCGTGTATGCCGTTTTGTCTGATAAAGATTCTGTTTATAGCTCGCAGGGTTATAACCGCAGGGAACATGGTATTAACTATGGATTGACAAAATACAGGCTTTTGTTGGGCCCACTAGAATATGTTGGTGTCGACGGGAGAATACGAAGTATTAATATCGCAGAATTTCCTATTTCATTTGATTTATTTCGAGCATGGTTTCTGGAAAAGATTGTCCGGGAAGACAGGACGAAGATGACTTTTAAGCTATTTTTGGGGTCTTTAATAAATAATTTGGTTATGCCTGCGCTGGGGGCTCAATGTACGACGCCCATAAAGCTTGAAAAAGTTGAATTTCAAAATTTATTTTTGACCCTGCAAGGAAAAACTATTGACAGTGGGACGTCCGACACCCCTCCGTTGACAGTTGAGTCACTTCCGTTAAAAAGTACAATTGATATTAAAAGTTCAGATTTTCTAGCATATGCTAGAAATATACAGATGCCTTCACCATTTGGCTCGTTGATTAAAAATAGTTATGACTATCAGTTAGTACAAACTTCGGGATTTAAAAGCCTCGCCATGCGAAAGGGAAGGTGTCGTGAGGACATAAAAGATGGAATATATCATTTTAATATTGGATCAGATCGAGGGCTATTGAAAAGTTTGAAATTTACCAAAGTCAACATACCAGATCTTCAGGAAAAAATGTCACAAGACGCACTAGCCGCCGGCGGAGATCAGGTTAGGCAAATGGGCGCGTTTACGTTTAATTGTGATTTAGAGTTGGTTGGAAATACATTATTTCTACCAGGGATGATGTTTTACGTAAATCCAACTTTTGCCGGCCTACCTCAAGCGTCAGAGGTCCGCGAGGTTCTTAGGCTCGGGGGCTATTATTTAGTCATGGAAACAAAATTAAAAATCACGCCCGGGCGTTTTACAACAACTGTTGCTGGTGTTTGGGTTGGCATGGGGGGGGATAAAAAGAGTGCCTGACTTTATAAAATCAATTTATCATGCCAGGGTAAATTTAAACGACTCATATCCAAAATATAGGGATATAAAAGAGTTTGACTTGCATCGGAAGCAGCTACTATATGGTAGGATTGATCGTGATGGAGATGCAATTTATCTTCATGACGCAAACTTGGATCAAATTTGGACCGGCGAGAAAGGAACAGAATTTGCAGCAGACTTTGTATGCGATGCTTTTGAGTGGTTAAAAAATCATATTCAAAAAGTCGCCCGCGGAGCCGGCTTAGATGTTAACAGCCTATACACGCCGGCGATGTTCCGCGCGCACAAAGCCTGGCGCGCCGGAGACCTAGAACACAGTTATTATAGATATTTAAATAATTTATATACTGATTTTGTGCAAAATTATTTAGAAGTTAATCGTCGCTATGAAGAGGTTACTGATTTTAATAGTTTTTTAATGAGCTTTTCCAAATACATGGCCAACATTGCTTATTACTTTCCTTTAACAAAAACAGGATATATTTTGTCTTACCACTGCTCTCCGTACGTGAGTGGTTTGATGGTAGAGATTGCTAAGCAAAAGCATGGAATGAAAAATAGTAAAAAAATCATACAATACACCACTGATTCAAATTTTCTTTTTATCAAAAAAGCTGCTAAAAAATTTGGATTTATGATGGACAAAAATGCTCCATGGCGCCTAGTGTTTAATGTGGCCTCCGGTGGCTCCCGAGACAAATATGAGTTGGGATTAGCTAAGGGTGGCTTACCAACCTTAAAAAACCCGTCTGGTGTAAAGGTACCAACGGGCGAGCAGGAAAAGAGCGGAGCAGCATATTTTATGAATAAATATGGTGTTGGCTTTGAAAAGGGTGGTGGACATGTTTTTGATGCATATTATGTAAAAGCGCATTTGGCCGAGATAGAGAACCTAAGAGATTACCTATTTTTGTTTTATGGTGCGTTTTATGAACAATTTGGCTCATACACAAAACTTAAGCTTGATACCTCATCCAAGCAATCGATGTGCGAAAATGCAAAGTTGAGGATTGAGTACCTTAAAAGAAAGGCGCTTCCCGGAATGGCCACACAAGCCGGCGCCTTGACAACGGGTACTCCTGCCTACATACCCAAGGCCTTCAATGATATATACTCAGATAGATTTTGGCTTAATTATATTTTGAAGTTTAGATTATTGGAAACTGCGTCTCCACACGATAATATGAGATACAAGTTTTTTCAAAAAGAAATGCTGGATATTTATAAAACGTACGAGAATGGCGCGCGCGCCGCCCTTAATTATATTAATGACTTGACTAAGGGCTTCCTCGCGACTAAGTTTATTCAAGAGGGGCAATACTGGTATGGTCAGCCTCAAACAATAAATGAAGCGAGGAAGAAGTTGGCACTAGAGAACGTTGGAAGCGACAAGTATGAGCTTACCGGTGTTTTGAATGATCCAAAATAGTCATGTATTTTCAAATTCTTGACAACAAAAAAGAATGTTATGCAATTTACTGCGATAGCGAGCTTTATTACTATCCAAACAGTTTAGAGTTGACAAAAACGTGGGGCTGGGCTAGCCACGTGCCTGACGTCGCCGACTGTGCAGAAATGTGGTCAAATGGCGCTACATTGAAGCAGGCATGCCCAGAACACCTCAAAGAGGATCTCGAGCACATACAAGAAAAAGGCATGGCATTTCTGAAGGCTTTTTCGAGCGCAAAGATTTGTTTAGAAGATGTATGCTTTTATGATTTGGTGCCTAAAAAGTATTTGTTAGACTACTGTGATATTAAAAATAAAATATCAGAATACGTCTTCGAACATTACAAAAAACCTGCGAATTATGAGTTTCAGATTGCTTTGGCCAAGCTTCTTAATAAAATTTCTTCGAGAAATATTAGTATTTCTGATAAACCCATTAAGGGACTTACAATTCCAGAAAGAAAAAAGAGGCAACAGGCAAAATATCTTAACAGAATAGTCTATAATCAATGGGGCAGTAAAACAGGCAGATTAACAACCAAGCCAAATAGTTTTCCTATCTTAACGTTGCCAAAATCTCTCCGAAGCATGGTTGTTCCGAATAATGATTTATTTGTAGAACTTGATTATAACTCCGCAGAGGCTAGAGTGGTTTTGGCCCTCTCTGGCCAGCCACAGCCAAAAACGGATATACACGAGCATGTTCGGAGTGAAGTATACAACAACAAATACACGCGCGATGAAACGAAACAAAAGGTTTTTGCATGGCTTTATAATTCGAAAGCTCAAAATAAGAAACTCTCATCATATATTGATAAAGAAAATCTCTTAAAAAAATACTATTCAGATGGTATTGTAAGCTCACCATTTAACAGACAAATGAAGGTGGAAAACGAAAAGGCTTTAAATTATTTAATACAAAGCACTGCTAGCGATATGTTCTTGCGACAAGCAATCAAGATTGATAAGCTACTGGAAGGAACAAAATCTGAGATTGCGTTTTGCGTACATGATAGTTTGGTTTTGGACATGTCTAAAGAAGACAAGAGTCTTTTGGAGGAAATAATAAAGATTTTTAAAGAAACTGATTTAGGCGAGTTTAGAGTTAATGCTTCTATTGGTAAAAGCTTTGGCAGCATGAGGGAAATATTATGAATATAGTTGGCATAGGACAAGCTGGTTGCAGGATATCAAATTATTTGTCTAGATATGATGTTTATAGAACTTATCAAGTTGATGTAGAGAATGATGGCTATAAAAATTTTATACCAGTTAAACCGCAAGCATGTCATGAAGATTATGAAAACAACTATGTTAATCTTAAACTAGGCAAGATCGAGGGTGACACGACGGTTATTCTTAGCGGAGCGGGATGTACTTCTGGAGTTGTTTTGCGGTTATTGAAGCAAATCAGCAACAAGGCTGAAATTAGTGTCTTGTATATCAAGCCCCGTACCGGCGACATGTCGACACTGCAAAGCACACATCATAAGATATGTAATCAGGTTTTGCAACAGTATGCAAGATCAAAGATGATTAGTTCTATAATCTTGATTGACAATGAGATGGTGGAGACTATCGTAGCTGGCGTTGAAATTGATAACTATTGGGATCCAATTAATCAACTGATTGGAGATACATTTCATATGATTAACGTACTTCGTAACACAGAGCCTTTGTTAAAAAGCAGCAATCAAGTGCCGGCACCGGCAAGAATTAAAACACTATCTGTTATTAATCTTGAAGACAAGAAAGAAGAGATGTTTTATAACTTAGAATACCCTCGTGCAAAGAATTTTTATCTTGCACTAAGCGAGTCGTTTGTAAAAGACAATAAGAGTCTTTTGAGCGAAGTTCGCGCGTTTGTCGAAGAACAAGAAGAGGAACAGTGCGACTGTGCCTATGCTATCTACAAAACAGACTATGATCAGAACTATGTGTATGGAATACACCACGCATCTTTGGTTCAGGAACAAAATTTAGATTTATAGTTTACTTTGTATAAAATGTGCTTATTCTTAAAACAGATGTTCGAGACATTGGTCGACATACTCTAAAACAAGGAGAAAAAATGAGTATTAATTTTGATAAAATGAAGGAAAAACGCGATTCCTTAGAAAATCGCGACAATTACAAAAGTGTCTTTTGGCGCCCAAACGATGGAGAACAAGTTATTCGAATTCTCCCGTCGCCAGACGGAGACCCTTTTAAGGAATTTTGGTTCCACTACAACCTGGGCAAGAACCCGGGTTTCTTGAGCCCCAAAAAGAACTTTGGCGAGGACGATCCGCTTAACGATTTCGTACGCCAGTTGTTCAAAGATGGGTCGGATGAGAGTGTTCGCATGGCGAAGAATCTCTCTGCTCGCCAACGCTTCTTTAGTCCGGTACTGGTCCGCGGCGAAGAAGCTCAGGGCGTACGCCTGTGGGGGTTCGGGAAAACAGCTTATAAGGAGTTGTTGAATCTCGTACTCAACCCTGAATACGGTGATATTACTGATCCAGCCGAAGGCACAGACCTTGTTATTCACTATGGCAAGCCTGCCGGGGCACAGTTCCCTCAAACTAATATCACCCCGCGCCGTCGTCCCTCCGCGCTAGCAGGGTCTGAAGAGGAGATTCACAAACTGCTTGATTCCGTACCTGACACTTCCCAGGTCTTTGAGCGAAAAACATCCGAGGACGTCCAAGCGATGCTCGACGAGTTTTTGCTCACCGAGAGCGATGCAGAGGAGATGTCTAGCGAATCAACGCGTGGCAAATCCGCTACTAACTCAGTGGATCAAGCTTTCGAAGAGCTTTTGGGCTCTTAGTGGTGAACCGCAGGGAGGCCCGGGTTTATAGGGGCCTCATTTTTATTCACACACACAGGAGAAAATAAAATGAGTGATTCAAAAAAAAGCGGATATGAACTCCGCACCGATTTGCTAGGAATGGCAATCGGAATCGTTTCTGACAAAATCAATCGTCAATTCGACAATGAGCATCTGAAGCCAGAAGGCCAGCGCTCATCCGTTGATCCCTACACGACTGAAGACATCATTGCCGAGGCTGAAAAGCTGTACGCATTTGTTCAGAAGAAATAAGTGAAATATCCGCAGGGAGGCACGGGGTTACAGGTGTCTCATATCATATGGAGGAACAAATGACTAAAGCAAAAAAGCTTGGTAAGCTTAATTTGTCAGAGATGCAGAATCTCATTAACAAAAAAGCTGGACAAAACGTAGCCCACGACCTGACTAAAAGCAACCCAACAGAGGTGGAAGGCTGGATCCCGACAGGGTCGCGCTGGCTTGACAGCATTGTTTGTCGAGGCCAATTAGGCGGAATTCCTCTAGGAAAAATTTCAGAAATTGCAGGCTTGGAATCGACAGGAAAATCGTATATGGCCGCACAAGTTGCGGCAAACGCCCTAAAGATGGGCATTGATGTTATTTATTTCGATTCGGAGTCAGCTATCGATCCCTCGTTTTTGGAACGAGCAGGATGTGACTTAAGCAAGCTTCTGTACGTACAGGCGCAGAGTGTTGAATTTGTGCTTGAAACAGTTGAAGAGCTTATTGGGAGCAACGACAACCGTATGCTTTTTATATGGGATAGCCTGGCGCTCACCCCTGCGATTAGCGATATTGATGGTGATTTTAACCCACAATCTTCAATGGCGGTAAAAGCAAGAATTTTAGCTAAGGGAATGTCTAAATTGACAGTGCCCATTGCCAACTCTAAGTGCGCGTTCCTGGTGTTAAACCAGCTTAAAACTAATATTACCAGCAACATTGCCGAAGCTATGACGACACCGTATGTCACTCCTGGCGGCAAGGCGATGCACTATGCGTATTCGCTACGTATTTGGCTGACCAAGCGGAAGGCAAAAGCGTCATTTCTTTTAGATGATAGTGGTTTCCGCATCGGTAACGAGGTTAAGGCGACTCTTAAAAAGAGTCGTTTTGGCACAGAAGGCCGACAATGTACATTTAAAATTTTGTGGGGCGGTGATATTGGAATACAAGATGAAGAAAGTTGGCTTGAAGCGATCAAGGGCTCAGAGAACTTAAAACAGGGTGGCGCTTGGTATAATTTGGTATACGAAGATGGAACTTCGGAGAAATTTCAGGGCGCAAAATGGAAAGAAAAATTGCAAAATGAAAAATTTCGAAAGCGCGTCCTCCAGATAATGGATGAAGAAGTTATTTTGAGATTTGAAAAGAAATGTGGAGTCGCAACAGACTTTTATGATATTGATTCGGATAGTGAATGATTTGTTCGGAACTTAACACTAATTATGTATATCCGGAGATATCACATATGAAAGAATTCAAATCGCTTGTTAAAGAATATCTGCGAGAAACTCTGTATGAAGCAGATATTATCATGCGCTCAGATCGATCCAAGAGGTTGACGATTATTACTGATAACCTGCGTGGAGTTTGTGGGATTACTGTTGTAACGATCAAGGAGGCTTCAAAGCCAGTGTCATCAACAGTTGAGCGTACGCCTCTAAGGGTAAAATTCTTTCTGTTTGGTGCGTCCTTACAAGAACATGTATCCAAGATGCAGACAGAAGCTAGAAAAATAGATGGAATATATTCTTTTATCGCTACTAGAGTTGACAGAGTAGAAGATAGAATTTATCACAGGTCGAGGACAGAGTGAAACAGCCAGGACGTATACTGATTATAGATCAGTTAAATTTATTTTTTAGAAACTATATTGTAAACCCTAGCTTGTCTTTGCATGGATTTCCGATTGGGGCCCTTCGAGGGTGTATACAGAGCTTACAAAAAATTGTGAGAGAAACTAAGCCAGACTTAATTGTTATTTGTTGGGACGGAGAGGGGGGTTCAAAGAAGCGAAAACTTCTTAAGAAGGATTATAAGGACGGAAGAAAACCAATTCGGCTCAACCGCAGTATTCGAAACTTAACAGAACAAGAAGAAATAGAAAATAAAGTTTGGCAGCAAATGCGGCTTGTTAAATATTATAATGAAATGCCTCTCCTTCAATTTATGTTTAAAAATACAGAGGCCGACGATATCATTGCGTATGTTTCGCAAATGCCGCAGTTTAAAAATTGGCAAAAAGTAATTGTCTCCAGCGACAAAGACTTCTTTCAGTTGTTAGATGACAAGACTGTTTTGATGCGCCCTGTACAAAAAGAGGTTTTAAGTAAGACAAGTATTTTAGAACGGTTTGACATCCACCCAGCTAACTTTGCTATGGCTCGAGCCATGGTGGGTGATAAATCTGATAATATTGAAGGATTGGGCGGCATTGGGCTTAAAACAGCAGCCAAGCGATTTCCGATGCTAGCAGACTCGAAATTTGTTACTTTCGATATCATCAAGGATCACTGTCGAAGCCAGTTGCAGGAAAAACCTGTGCGCGCATATCAGAATGTATTGCAAAATGAAGATGTATTGAGAAGAAATTATCACATGATGCAGCTTTATACGCCGATACTGTCTATTGGCGCAAAAAATTTAATCCAAGAAACTTTTAAAAATCCAGACCTTGCGTTTAGCAAAACAAGCATGTTGGCCATGATGATGCAAGACGGATTTGGCGAAGTAAATTTTTCTGAATTATGTTCACATTATAACAAAATTTGCCTAGACAATAAGTAAATTGTGTTTAAAATTAATGTAGGGGAAAAAACATGTCAGAAAGTATTAGTTTTTCAAAATATGGAAAGCAGTTTCAAGAATCGCTAGCCCAATTAATTTTACAGGATCGGCCTTTTTCTGATCAGATAGAAGAAGTGTTGGACGTTAATTTTTTTGAACTAAGATATTTAAGGGTGTTTGCGTCGATGATATATGATTATCGTCATAAGTATGGCGTGCACCCTACTGAAAAAATCATCGCTTCGATGCTTAGAACAGAACTAGACAAAGTTCCGGAATCAGTACAAAAGCAAACCAGAGATTATTTTGCGAGAGTTTTGATTAAGACTCTCCAAGATGTGCAATATATTAAAGATACTAGTTTAGATTTCTGTAAAAAGCAAAAACTTAAAGAAGCTTTGATGAAGTCGGTCGACTTAATTCAAAATTCGTCTTATGATGAAGTAAGAGATGTGATAGACGACGCGCTTAAGCTTGGCACAGATAACAATTTTGGCCACGATTTTAAAAAAGACTTTGAGTTGCGTTATGAAATCAAGGCTCGAAGTCCAATTTCTACGGGATGGGAGAGAATTGATAAGCTAACAAAAGGTGGTATGGGTATGGGTGAGCTTGGTGTGGTCATCGCCCCCACCGGCGCCGGAAAATCCATGGCGCTTGCGCACCTGGGTGCCCATGCAGTTAAGTCTGGAAAAAATGTAGTACATTATACATTAGAATTGAGCGAATCAGCTACCGGGCAGCGATATGATAGCTGCCTCTCCGCCGTGCCACTGTCTGGCTTATTTCACCAGAAAGATGAGGTTCTAGAGGTTATTGCGGGCCTTGAGGGGTCACTAATCATCAAAGAATATCCTACAAAAACTGCGTCGACGAACACATTAAGATCCCATATAGAAAAATTAAAAAAACGAAATCATAAAATCGATATGATTATAGTGGATTACGCAGATCTGCTTCGATCTACAACTCACTTCAAAGAGAAAAGGAACGAACTGGAGTCTATATACGAGAGTCTAAGGGCGATTGCACAAGAATATAAGTGCCCGGTATGGACGGCTTCACAAACCAATAGATCGGGTTTAAACGCGGAGGTTGTAACAATGGAGTCAATTTCAGAAGCGTTCAATAAGTGTTTTGTCGCAGATTTCATATTCTCAATTTCCAGAACTATTAAGGATAAAAACTCTAATACAGCTAGAATGTTTATTGCTAAAAACAGGAACGGTCCCGATGGGTTGGTGTTTCCGATGTTCATAGACACCAGTTGTGTACAGCTTAATGTTCTGACACCCACAGATAGTCCTTATGCTGAAGCCGCGACCTCCCCGTCGGAACTAGCAAAAAATTTAAAAGAAAAATATAAACTATTTCGAAAATCAAGAAAGGAAAACATGAATGGACCTACCTAATAGAATTTTATCAGATATTACGGTGCACATGAAGTATGCCAGGTATTTACCTAAAAAGAATAGGCGTGAAACTTGGGAAGAGCTTGTCGTGAGAAACAAAAACATGCACGTTAAAAAATACCCTCAACTGAGGGAAGAAATAGAGGAGGCGTATAAGTATGTTTATGACAAAAAAATATTACCATCAATGCGATCCATGCAATTCGGGGGCAAACCCATTGAGGTTGCTCCTAACAGGATTTATAATTGTGCCTATATTCCTATTGATCATCCTTTGGCTTTTAGTGAGTGCATGTTTCTCTTGCTTGGAGGAACAGGCGTCGGATTTTCTGTGCAAAGTCACCACGTGGAAAAACTCCCGGAAGTCCAAACCCCAAGTACAAAAAGAACCCGACGCTTCCTGATCGCAGATTCTATTGAAGGTTGGGCAGATGCTGTTAAAGTGTTGATGAATTCATACTTTAGAGGAGGGTCTAAAATACGTTTTGATTTTAGTGACATCCGTCCGAAGGGCGCCCGACTACTTACTACTGGAGGGAAAGCGCCAGGACCGCAACCCCTTAAAGAATGTTTGTTGAAAATTAGGGGAGTGTTGGATGAAAAAGAGCCTGGAGATCAGCTGGAGACAATTGAAGTTCACGACATTATTTGTCACGTTGCTGATGCTGTTCTTGCCGGGGGCATTCGCCGGGCTGCTCTTATTTCACTTTTTCAGCTGACGACGAAGAGATGCTTGCCTCAAAGTCTGGAAACTGGTGGGAAAAGAACCCACAACGAGGTCGCGCAAATAATTCAGTAGTGTTGTTGCGTCATCGAATCACAAAGGAATATTTTCTTAATATTTGGCATCGCGTCCGAGCCAGTGGCAGCGGAGAGCCTGGATTTTATTTTTCCAATGATAAGGATTGGGGTACAAACCCTTGTTGTGAGATCGCGTTGCGACCATATCAATTTTGTAACCTGGTAGAGATCGACGCGTCGGATTTGTCAGATCAGGAAGAATACGAAGATCGTTGCCGAGCAGCGTCTTTTATTGCGACACTTCAGGCAGGATATACAGATTTTCATTACTTGCGAGATGCCTGGCAAAGGACCACGGAGAAAGACGCTCTCATTGGCGTGTCAATGACAGGCATTGCCTCTGGCCGCGTTACAAACCTAGATATGAAAGCCGGTGCGCAGACGATAAAAAAAGAAAATCGAAGAGTTGCAGAACAAATTGGCATTAATCCCTCTGCGAGATCAACATGCGTGAAGCCGGCTGGAACCACCTCTTTAACACTTGGAACCTCAAGCGGCATCCACGCGTGGCACAACAATTATTACATTAGAAGAATGCGCGTTGGTAAAAACGAGGCAATATATACCTATTTGTTAACCAATCACCCTGAGTTGATAGAGGACGAGTTTTTCAGGCCTCACGATACAGCTATTATTTCAGTACCACAAAAAGCACCCCGGGGCTCAATTACAAGAAAAGAGTCAGCTTTAGATTTATTAGAAAGAATTCAAAATATATTTTCTAACTGGGTCAAGCCTGGGCACCAAAGAGGACAAAACACGCACAATGTATCAGCTACAATCTCCATTAAAGAAAAAGAATGGGATACGGTATCAGAGTGGATGTGGGAACATAGAGATGTTTACAATGGTTTGTCTGTCCTGCCCCACTCGAACCACACCTACACTCAGGCGCCTTTTGAGGATTGTACAAAGGACGAATATGAGAGGCTAATGGAGGCGCTCACCGAGGTCGACGTTAGCGGCATCGTTGAATTTGATGATGATACTAATCTAACTGGAGAGTTGGCTTGCGCCGGTGGAGCGTGTGAAATTAAATAATAAGAATACAATTTAGGAGTTAAGGATGCTATATCCATTGAATCGTTACATAACAGTTAAACCTATCGAGGAAAACCAAGAGGAAGAACCCTCCGCGGTTTTGCTACCGCAGACGTACTATGAAGGGGCCCCTTCGCCATATATGATGGTGGAGGTTGTGGAACCTCATGAGGATTCAAAATTGCGCCCGGGCATGCGCTTGGTTGCGCCGCGATCATCGGTTGAAACTGTAGAATTTAATGATAATACATATCACCTATTGCTTGAAAATCATGCAATGGGCTTTTTTAGTGAAAATGAATAATATCAAAAAAGAAAGGGTTACAATTGGTGTCGGTCGCTGACTTTGTTTGGCCTGATGTAACAATTGGGAATACAATCGACGCAGTACAGTTTGCCATCAAGAACAAGACTTGCCTACTCCTTAATGGCTTTCCTGTTGTTGGCTCCTATGATCTACTTTCAGGCTTAAAAATCCCCATAGAAGAGGCATGGGCCGAAGCTGTTTACCGGGCTTATAATATGTCGTTGATACCTTTTTCTGACAAGATTAAGTCAATTCGTATATCTGATGACAACATCCAGGTCTTTACAAAAACGGAAAAGAAATATACAATATATTATGAAAATATTAATTTATTTTCTTTGAATAACGTTTCTGGGCTTGAGTCAGATTTCGATAAGGTGTTTTGTTATAATAAAGTTATTGACTGGTTTGATGTGCGCTCTGGAGGAGAAGAAAGTTTTGATTTTGACATTCCTTCAAACAGCGTCATACAAAATATTGAATGTTATCCAAGCAACCGATTGGATGGCCAGAGATATTATGACGTATACAGCGTGTCTCATCTTTCTGATGCTCAACTAGCAAGCTATGAGTATTCCGACGCTTACATAAGGTTTATGGTTCAAAAATATGCAAAACCAACTAACAAGGAGATAAAATTAGAATTGTGGAAAAGAGATATTGGCAGAGTATATGAGATTGTTTCGAAACAAACAAATGAAAACATTAAATGGCTTGGAGATGCTCGTGAGGCGCATTGAACACTATGAGGAATTTAGCAGGCATAGTACCAGTGGCTGGCTACGCCACAGATATTAATTTACCCTGGCATCACGTGATGATGCCGTTTGATAAAAATAAAGTTTTAATTGAAAACTCAGTTTATACGTGTGCTATGGCCGGGTGCAAATCAATATGGATTATATGCAATGACGACATCCAGCCCTTAATTAAAAGCATTGTTGGTGATCAGGTGCAGGATCCTGTTTACAGATTTAGATCATTTGCAAAGTTTGCGAGTGACCACAAGAAAACAATTCCTATTTTTTATGTACCCATGCCAATTAGAGACATACAGAGAAGAAATAACATTGCGTGGACGGCTATATATGGCTGTCTGTTGTCTAATAAGATTTTTGGTCAGCTGAGCACATACACGGCGCCAGACCAATTTTTTATATCATGGCCATATGCAGTATTAGATTCCACGCCGTTTCGTAAATGCCGGACAGACATACAGAAGAAGTCGATGTTGTTTGATTGTGGCGGTAAAAATATATTTACTGGTGATTTTTTGCCAGTTGTTTGTAACATTGAAGAAGTAAAAAAAATAAAAGAATATTGTTATGAGTTACAAAATCCATATGGCTCAAACCAAACGCTGAGCGAGCTTGATCCACATGAATTACTTGAGCCCATGAGAAAAACAGAAATAGTTGGGGTGGATTGTAATTATGTCAAAGTAGCTAGCTGGACAGATTATTGTTCTCTTTTAAAGATATAACTAAAAATTAACTACTAATTATATTGGAGATTTAATATGGCCTTCGCCTTTACGAACAAACAAATAGCCGCAATAAAGCAAGTTTCCGCAGCGACTGACGTACCAGAAGATGTTTTGGCCGGGATAATGGTGAGGGAATCAAGCCGCAACTCGCGGACCTATGCCGTTAATCCTAAGTGGATATATCGAGAGCATGATGGCGCCCCAGCTTCTGTGCGAAAAGCCCTCAAGGGAACGTTAACTGAAAAGCGCGGCCTCGCCCGCGCGCCCGGTCTAGGTGGAGGCGGCCCAGGTTCTGATGCATATAAAATTTTTCATGAAGTTTATGCCGTTTCACCTTACTGGGCTGTTAAGATTGGTTGCTGGGGTTGGTGGGCGGCGTGTGGAAAGTGGGCAATGAGGCCTCATGGTGGAAATAATCTTTCTGCAGCAGAGGCTTTTTATAGTGCATTCAAATCAGATCCTCAAACAACCAGCATAAAAGCGGCAATTGCTTATTGGAACTCTAAGGAGAATTCCTGGAAAAAGAAATATGCACAAAAAAGAGACTGGAGAAAGCTAACGATATATTATCTTGGTGGCCACAAAAAAGATTATGAAAGTACAATAAAGAAATATTCTGGGGCTTATCTCAAACAGGGAGGACACACAGCGCCACGTGGCGATAGCGCTGATGCGACCTTTAAAGATCCTAGAATTGTACTTATCGGAGATTCAAATGCTTTTCATCTTAATAGTGAGTATAAAAAGCACTACTCCACCCAAGACGTCCGTGTCTTGCCGCTCAGCTGGTCTGGCTCTGGATGCAGGCAGTGGTTGGAGATATTGACAAAGGTTGTAGAAGCTTCAGGTGGGAAGCCAATTACCGGTTCAAACAAGATTGCGGACATGGCTCGGAAGATTTATAAATTTAATCCTACCAGTATCGATGTTACGTCTTTGGGTGGCAATAATATAAATCAAAGTTATACAGAATCAAAAATACAATCGCACATTGGTGGTTGTGTCAAGCCCCTTATGAAATTGATTAAAAGGTTCGACGGTACCTTCGCCGGCCCCGTCCCGGTTGGAGAAGAACTGATAGGGAAAACTGGCGAACGTTCAAATTTGTTAAGAACCAGGATAAATGCTGCATATGAAAAGGCAGCAAGAGAAGTGGGTATACCATATTGGAACCCTACAGCAAATATCGCATATGACACCGCGGAGATGAGCAAAAGAAAAGCTACTGGAGCGGGGGATGGCAAACACCTTACTTCTAAAATGGCGCATCAAGAGTTCAAATCCAGAAAAGCTTTTCTTGCCGGCAATGCGGCGCAAGCCGGAGGTACATCCCCACGTGGTGATGCCGAAGCAAAAATACAGAAATCAGACAAAGAGCTTCTGGATTGGTTTTACAGGCGCATCAGTGATACCCAAGGAAAACGTTTTAAATCGGGATGGAAAATGAATGATATGTTAGCCATGGCACGCCGCGAGCTTGAAAAGATTCATGGCATGCCTTCGGGCGCCCTAGATAAGCCTGGTGGAATATCCACTGTTGATCTTCCGCCACCCCAGGTACAAGAGCCTTCACGCCCGAGCCCGGAAGAACCGCCAACTAGTGCCTGCCCGGGTGGCGAATATACAAGCAAATATAAAAACTTCAAAGCCCAGGTACCTGATTTCGATTTTAGTACATTTTACAGTGAGTTGGATAAATATTTTGGTTCTGCAGAAGAAGTGCTCAAGCCGCAAGGAAAAGATTGTGTTTTTGCTGATGAACACTACACTGCGTGGGTAAAACTGCAGAAGCGCAAACAGCAGGAAGCACCCTACGTAGCGGAGTCCTTTTCATTATTACACAGCTTGATAAGAGAAATGAAAAAGAGGTATTGATGTGAAAAACATCTTTACCGCGCATGCAACTAAAAATGGTAAAACATGGTTTGGGCATACAATGTTTGCACTGTCTATTTCTTTTCAGTTGCTTTTCTCCGCCGCGCACTTTTTAATACATGGTTTATTTCCTTTCATTCCTATTCCGAGTTCTTATAATTTTGAGCGCACGATAGAGTTTTTAAAAAACAAGAATGATAACGTTTCTAAATGAAAATATGATCCTATATTTGTTTTAAGGAGAATTATGAGGAAAGAATCTAGTCTACCATTCGTGGGCTTACATGCACATAGTGTTGCCGGGTCAGTATTTGATGGTTTTGGCTTCCCGCAAGAGCACATGGATTTTGCCTATCAAAATGGCATGAACGCCCTGGCACTAACAGACCATGGAAATATGAATGGCTTGCCATACCAGGTGATACATACTAAGAATATGAAAGAAAAGGGCAGGGACTTTAAGCCAATTTTTGGCGTTGAGGCTTATTTTATTCCATCTGTTGAGATCTGGAAGGAAGAATATGAAAAAATTAAAGCTGATAAAAAAGAGGCGAGAAAACTTTTATCCACTTCAGACAAAGTTTCTGTTGAAGATGAGGGTGAGTCAAAAAGAAAAGCAAAAAGCAAAGTTAATGCCCGGCGTCATATTGTGCTTTTAGCGCAAAATCAGACTGGCCTTAATAATATTTATAAAATGATTTCTTTATCACATCAGGGTGACAACTTCTACCGCTATCCTCGCATTGATTATGATATGCTTGAGGAATATGGCGAAGGGGTAATGGCATCTTCTGCGTGTCTTGGTGGTGTATATGCTGGAGATTATTGGGACAACAGAGAAGAGGGTCTCGAAGCTGCAGCAGATGCAATGCGCGAGACGACGCGCCGGATGACGAAGGCAATTGGTAAGCGCTGGTTGGGGGAGCTGCAGTGGAACAATATACCAGAACAGCATACCTTGAACAAACTAGTCCTTCAAATGCATGAAGAGTTTGATATTAATATTATTTCTACAGCAGATAGTCACTACCCAGATAAAGAATCATGGAAGGACCGCGAGTTGTATAAAAGACTGGGGTGGATTGGTGGTACCAAAACGCGCCCGACATATATGTCGTCCGAGATCCCCATCGATGTAGATGAAATTGGCTATGAGCTTTACCCTAAAAATGGTGACGAGATGTGGGAGGCCTACAAGAAGTATTCGGCTGAATGTGGTGTACAATATGATGATAATTTGGTAGAGAAGTCGATTACAAACACACACCACATCGCATACAACGTTATCGAATCATTTATGCCAGACGACACAGTTCGATTGCCATCTTTTGTTGTGCCTGATGGCGAGTCGGCGACACAAGCACTAACCAAAAGCTGTATCGCTGGCATGAGAAAATTGAATATTCATGAGAACGAGGAGTATGTTGAGCGGCTTAAGTTTGAATTAGAGGTTATTGACGACAGAGGCTTTAGCAAGTACTTTTTAACAATGAAAGCAATTGCAGACAAAGCCAATGAGCACATGTTGTCCGGCCCGGGCCGAGGTTCTGCGGCGGGATCCCTGGTGGCATATGCCCTGGGGATCACCCAAGTTGATCCCATTAAGCATGGTTTGTTGTTCAGTCGTTTCTTGCGATCTGACGCCACGGACTATCCCGATATTGATTATGATATTAGTGATGCCTTTGGCCTCAAGGAGATTCTTGCTAAGGAATGGGGCGAGACAACTGTTGTTCCTATCTCTAACTTCAACACGCTCCAATTAAGATCTTTGATTAAGGACATTGGCAAGTTTTATGAGGTACCATTTACTGAAGTAAACGCCGTTACCAGTCGCATGGTTAAAGAGGCGACACCGAAAGCTAAGAAGAAGCACGGCATCACTGCTGGTGTTTATGCCCCGACGTTTGAAGAGGTCATGGAATATTCTGAGTCGCTACAGGCTTTTCTTAATAAATATCCACACATTAAAACTCATGTTGAGTCACTGATTGGACAGGTTAGATCGACCAGTCGCCACGCCGGAGGCGTTGTTATTGGAGAGAACCTGGATAAACACATGCCACTAATTTGTTCTGGCGGTGTCATTCAGACACCATGGTCAGAAGGGCAGAACGTACGCCACCTTGAGCCACTTGGATTTATTAAGTTTGATTTGTTAGGCTTGTCGACCCTAGAGATGATTCAATCTGCAGTTGGGCATCTCTTGAAAAGACATTGTGGGGTTGTAGATCCGACATATGAAGACATTAGAAAGTGGTATGATGAGAACCTACACCCAGATAAAATTGACCTCAACGACAAACAGGTGTATAATAACATCTTTCATAAAGGAAAGTTTGTGGGAGTGTTTCAGTTTACGAACGAGGGCGCCCAAAAGTTTTGTCAGCGTGCTAAACCAAAGAACATTATCGACATTTCTGCCATTACGTCCATCTACCGTCCCGGCCCCCTGAGCGCCAAGGTTGACCGTTTATATGTTGAGGCAAAAAATACACCAAGCAGCATCAAGTATATCAACCCTATTGTCAGGGGTGTTACTGAAGAAACTGCTGGATTTTTAATCTTTCAAGAACAAATTGCGTTGTTGGCTCATGAGCTTGGAAAAGACATATCCCTAGACGAAGCAAACAAGCTTCGGAAACTGTTGACCAAGAAGGGTACCGGTAAAGGAGATAAAGAGAAGAAGGTTATTTATAATAAATTCATCCAAGGCTGCAAAGAAAAGGGCATGCCGCCCTTACAGGCGGAAGGATTGTGGCAGACGTTTGAATATTTCTCTGGGTACGGATTTAACAAATCACATGCTGTGTCCTATTCGATACTGTCTTATCAGTGCGCGTGGCTGTTGAACTACTTTCCAGAGTGCTGGATGGCTGCGTTCCTTGATAAAGAGCCAGAGTCTCGGAAAGAAGCAGCCATTAGCTTGGCTCAAAAATACGGGTTCCACATTGAAAATATCAACATCAACACTTCCACTCAGCAGTGGGAGATAGCGCCGGGCGGAAAGACGCTTATTCAACCCTTCAGTTCAATTAAGGGGTTGGGTGAGAAAGCTGTTGAACAAATCATTAACAACAGGCCATTTCAAACTGTGGAAAAGTTGTTGTTTAACGAGGACATTGTTTATTCTAAGTTGAATAAAAAATCGCTTGATGTCCTGTGTCGGTCGGGAGCGTTAGATCCGCTGGTTGATGAGAGGTTTACTGGTTGTAAACATTTTTGGATGGCGTGTATACAAGACAGACCAAAAAATACCAAAAAACTTAATGAGAATATTGACTTGTATGCCCCAGAAGAAGACTTTACAAGAGAAGAAAAGATTGATTTTATATCGTCTTTGACTGGCATCTTTCCATTTGATTTAGTCATGACCAAGAATATTCGGGATTCAATTGAAAGATATTGTGTCCCTCCAATTGGTAAGTGGGACCAAGATCTAGGCGTTGCGTGGTTCATACCCCGAGAGGTCATCCCCAAAAGAACAAAGAATGGTAGACTATATTGGCTTATACGCGTTGTAGATAACGCATCTAGTTCGACAACCATTAAGTGTTGGGGCGTGAAAGAGAACGATCAAATACACATTAATCGTCCTTACGCTGCGAAGTTGCAGCACGATGAACAGTGGGGTTTTAGTACAAGATCAATTAGACACACATTTAAACTTTTAGGATAACCATGGGCGGATATATAAGAAAATTAAAACGGAAACAAAAGAAGGAAGCAGAAAAAGATATCAAGAGGCACCTGGCACTGTTTGATAAGATGGGTGGTGAGTGTAGTGCCTGCGAGAAATCTTTTGATAAAAAGTCTAAAGAGCATGCTATGACGTGGAGTGTTGTTGTAAGAGAAGAAGAATCTATAGTTCGTCTTTATTGCCCAGAATGTTGGAATATGGCGAAAAAGGTAATTAAACAAGTGGAGGAAACAAATGATAATTGAGTATTACCGAATACGCCCCGGTTCAAAGGAACCGGAGCGCGCAAACCCAAGCGATGCTGGCTTGGATGTTTTTTACTGTCCGAGGCCAGGTGCTGCTGCTGTATGGATCAAGCCAGGACGGAATA